TGCAGGTCGGCGTGGATGAGGACCTCGAGCCTGTCACCTCCTGTGTGGTGGCCGAGGCTGAGCTCCAGGGCGTGCGCTTGCTGCGCCAGTTGGGGCCGAACGAGGTGATCGTCAACGCAGTGATTCAGGAGATGGCCAAGAGCCAGACGGCAGGCATTGAGGTCGGACCCGTGCTGGCCGAGGCCGTGAAGCGCATGCCGGCGCCCACTGACGGCAAGCGGGATACGCGCAAGCAGCACGCGAAGCGGGCCTTGGAGAGCCTGTGCAACGGGGACACGGCTCCCTATTGGATTGGCGACGATGGCTGCATCGCGGTCATGTGAACGTGCAAAGGATTACGAACATGCAAGCAATCACCTGCACCACCGTGCACCGCGATGCACCGTGCACATCGTGGTGCGTGGTGCAACCTGTGGATAACTGCACCGCACCGCACCGCCGACCTTTAGGGAGGCGGTGCACGGTGCAGTTGTCAAGCAGCCCCACGGTGAACCCCCTGACCCTGGTCTTTGAAATTTTCAACAGAAAGGCCCTGGAATGGTGAGCGTGCAAAAGTCTGCAAAGTCCCGACTGGTCCCGGTCAACGATCGGCGCCGGCGGATTGGACAGGAGCACCCTGGCGCGGTGCTCACCGACCACGAGGTCGAGCTGGTCCATGCCCTGCGCGATGACGGCATGAGCCTGGCAGAGATCGCCCGGAAGATGGAGGTCAGCAAGGGCAGCATCTGGAAGATCATCCACGGCTACCGGCGCGGCCAGGTGGCGGCCGGGTGGGTGCGTGTCCGTGACGACAACAAGCGCGGGTAGGGTCGAGGCATCATGGGCAACACCCGACACCTCTGGACCGACGCCTTCCTCGCCCACCTGGCCGAGTGCGGCATCCTGACCGACGCCGCGGCGGCGGCCGGCATTGACCGCTCGACCGTGTTCCGCCGCCGCCAGGACGACCCTGAGTTTGCCAAGGTGGTCGACGAGGCCATCGACATGGCGGCCGACAAACTCGAGCGTGAGGCCCGTAGGAGGGCCGTGGAGGGCACGGAGGAGCCTGTGTACCAGGGTGGGCAGCTTGTGGGCACCAAGACGGTCTACAGCGACTCCCTGCTGGCCCTGCTGCTCAAGGGCAGGCGCAAGAAGGTCTTCGCCGAGCGCATCGAGCAGACCGGGGCTGACGGTGGGCCGGTGCAGACCCAGCAGGTGGTGATCGCCACCGGCGTGCCAGGCCACGCGATCGACATCCACGACCTCGTGTGACGCAAGTCATCGACCTGGGCTACAGGCCTCGCGCCTGGCAGAAGCAGTGCCACCTCAACCGCCAGCGCTTCACGGTGCTGGCGCTGCACCGGCGGGCCGGCAAGACCGAGCTCGCGCTCGCTGAGCTCATCGACAAGGCGCTGCGCTTCGACCAAGAGCTCGGGCTGTTCTTCTACGTCGCCCCGCTGCTGAAGCAAGCCAAGGCCATCGCCTGGCTGCGCCTGAAGCAGAAGGTGGCGCCGCTGCTGATGCGGGGCCTGGTCGAGATCAACGAGTCCGAGCTGTGGGTGCGGTTCACGAACAACCAGGCCGTGATCCGCGTCTACGGGGCCGACAGCCCCGACCGCATGCGGGGCGTGCGCCTGGACGGGGTGGTGCTCGACGAGACCGCGCAGATGAAGCCCGAGGTGTGGGACGACATCATCCAGCCGGCGCTGTCTGACCGGCTCGGGTGGGCGTTGTTCATCGGCACGCCCAAGGGCATCAACCTGTTCTCGAAGCTGTTCTTCGACGCGCGCGACAAGCCCGACTGGCACGCTGCGCTCTACACGGTGCACGACACCGAGTCGCTGCCACCGAGCGAGGTGGCCCGCCTGGAGTCCGAGCTGCCGGAGATGTCCTGGAGGCGCGAGTACCTCTGCGACTTCAGCGCCGCGGGCGACGAGCAACTGATCAGCCTGTCGGACGTGGAGGAGGCTACACGCAGACATGTGCGCCGCGAGCAGTACGACTTCGCGCCCGTGATCCTGGGGGTGGACCCCGCGCGCTTTGGCGACGACCGCAGCGTGATCGCCGTGCGCCAGGGCCTGTACTGCCGCGGGTTCAAGGTCTACACCAAGATCGACAACATGGCGCTGGCCGCCTACGTGAGCCAGGCCATGGCCGACTACCAGGCCGACGCCGTGTTTTGCGATGCAGGCAACGGGGCCGGCGTGATCGACAAGCTCCGGCAGATGGGCCACGAGGTCGTCGAGGTGCACTTCGGTGGCCGGGCCTCCAAACCACGCTACCTCAACAAGCGGGCCGAGATCTGGTTCGAGATGCGCGAGTGGCTGCTGACCGGCGGGGTGATCCCCAAAGACACCGCGCTCAAGCAGGACCTGGCTGCGCCGACCTACAGCTTCGACAACCAGGACCGCGTGGTGCTGGAGAGCAAGGACGAGCTCAAGTCGCGGGGCCTGCCCTCGCCCGACCTGGGCGACGCGCTGGCGCTCACGTTCTCCTACCCCGTGGTCAAGGAGCGCGACCTGCGCCGCCAGGCCGCGGTGCTGGCGGGCCACCACCCGCGCCAGTTCGACCGCCAGACCGACGTCACCGCCTACGACCCGCTGGCCGGGTTCTGACGCTCCGTGTCCGTGGGGTGGGAGCGCGTGCGCAGAATGCCACCATCCCCGAGCTCACTGGAGCCCACCCCATGTGCATGTCATCCCCCAACATCCCTCCGCCTCCGCCCCCTCCGCAGGAGGCCAAGGCGCCTGACGCCATGGCAGCGCGTCGCAAGACACGGCCGGCGGGCGGCATGGGCACGATGCTGACAGGCCCCTCTGGTGTGTCTTCGGGCGCGCTCAGCACCGGCGGCACCTCCCTGCTCGGCGGCTGACCGATGCTGTACGGCGCGGGGCCCGACGCCGGCCAAAGCCCGAAGGGCACCGGCTTCGACATCAACCGCAAGCTCGCCCGGCTGTCGGCGCTCAAGACCGAGCGCTCGAGCTGGGACATGCACTGGCGCGACATCGCCCAGTACCAGTTCCCGCGCGCCGGCCGGTTCATCACGAGCGAGACCAACCAGGGCAACAAGAAGCACGGGCTGATCTACGACAACACCGCGATCTTCAGCGTCCGCACGTTGGCCGCCGGCATGATGTCGGGCGTCACTTCGCCCGCGCGCCCGTGGTTCCGCCTCGGCCTGCCCGACAAGGACCTGATGGAGTTCGGGCCCGTGAAGCAGTGGCTGCACGACAGCGCAGAGCTCATGCGCGCCGTGTTTGCAAGTTCCAACACGTACAACGCCCTGCACGGCTGCTACGAGGAGCTTGGCGCGTTCGGCACCTGGGCCAGCGTGGTGCTGCCCGACTTCGACAACGTCATCCACCACTACCCGCTGACCGTCGGCGAGTATTACCTGTCGACCAACCACAAGGGCAAGGTCGACACGCTGGCGCGTGAGATGAAGATGACGGTGGCGCAGATGGTCGAGCAGTTCGGCAAGGCCAACTGCAGCGCGACCGTGCGCAACCTCTGGGATAAGGGCGCCTACGACCAGTGGGTCGACGTGGTGCACATGATCCAGCCACGACGCGAGCGCGACTATCGCAAAGTCGACGGCAAGAACATGCCGTTCGAGTCGTGCTACTTCGAGCCCGGCAAGGAGTCCTGGGACCAGTACCTGAGCGAGTCCGGTTTCAAGCGCTTCCCTGGGCTGTGCCCGCGCTGGACCGTGACCGGCAACGACATCTACGGTCGCTCGCCAGGCATGGAGGCGCTGGGCGACGTGAAGCAACTGCAGTTCGAGCAGCAGCGCAAGGCCCAGGCCATCGAGTACCAGGTCAACCCGCCGCTGCAAGTGCCCACCGCCTACAAGAACTCGTCGCAGTCGCGCCTGCCGGGCGGGGTGATGTACGTCGACGCGATGAACCCGAGCGGCGGTGTGCGCACGGCGTTCGACGTCAACCTGCGCCTGGACTTCCTGCTGCAGTCGATCGGCGACACCCGCGACCGCATCCGCCAGGCCTACTACGCCGACCTGTTCCTGATGCTGGCCAGCCAGCCCACCAACGGGCGCATGACGGCCACCGAGGTCGCCGAGCGCCACGAGGAGAAGCTGCTCATGCTGGGCCCGGTGCTCGAGCGCCTGCACAACGAGCTGCTGAGCCCGCTCATCGACATCACGTTCGACCGCCTGGTGGACGCTGGGGTGCTGCCCCCGCCGCCCGAGGAGATCGCCGGCACCGAGCTCAACATCGAGTTCATCAGCGTGCTGGCCCAGGCTCAGCGTGCGGTCGCGGTCAACGGCATGGAACGCATGGTCGGCAGCGCGATGCAGATCGCCGCGGCTAGACCTGAGGTGCTGGACAAGATCAACTTCGACCAGGTCATCGACGACTTGGGCGAGGCGTTTGGCGTCAACCCGTCACTGGTCGTGCCAGACGCTGACGTGGCCGAGATCCGCGCTCAGCGTGCCCAGGCCATG